CTCGCGCTCATCTCGAAACTATCACAGGCCGAGCGCCGCAAGGTGCTGAAGCGCGCATTGGAGGTAAACGATGTTTGATCACAAAGGCAGACCGTGGCTACGCAAGCCCGCCGCCGGCGACATCATCGCCCTGCGGCAGACCAGCGCCGCCGCCCTCGCCGGCTTCACCTATGTTAAGGTGACCGGCGTGGGCGACGCCACGCTTGCATGCGAGACTATCGCTGGCTCGCATTGCAAGCTCACCGTTTCAAAATCTGATTTCAGCCACATCATGGAGAGAGCAAATGGCAACAGCAAATCGTAATCAGCGCGGCATCACAATCCGCTTCACCGAGGAGGAATACGAATTTCTCCACGGCGCCGTCGAACAATTCCGCACCAGCCTCGACGAATTTCAAATGGCTGGCTTGCGTGACAATCTCTGCGAGGGCAAGCCGCGAGGCCATGCCATCGCCTTCACCAAGTTTTCGTCGGGGCACCTGTTGCCCCGACCAGACCGCATCGAGAAGAAACAGTTTTAGGGGTGAGCCATGATCAGCGAAAAAAATATGCGTAATGGTCGGCACGCCTTCCCACAGCTTCGAGATTTTCACCGGCTACCTGACCTCAAGGGCGACACGCTGTTTGACAATTTCACGTCCGTGCTGTCAGCAAACCACAAGCACCTGTGGTGCAATTATAAAGACAAGTTTGTTCGCAAGCGGATGGCAAAAATCAGACAGCTTCTGTCGAAGGCCGACCGGTTTGTCATATCCAGCGACCTGCAAAAGCTGGTCGCCGACGTAAGCTGGGAGGCGACCGACGACAAAATTTTCGACGTGTTCAATAATGCAATCCCGCCCTTCGATAATATGTGGATCGAAACCGAGCGCAACCCGCGTGCGTTTCGCGTCGATGGCGGTGGCGACGGCTATCTCGAACAGTGCGGCTGGCATATCACGAAGGCCACCTATTACCCAGACGACGGGTATCGTAAAATGGGGATCGCGGAGGACGTGATCTGCATAACGAAATATATCAAGTTTACCAAAACCGAAACCGACAAAATGTTTGAGAATGCCAACCTCGACTTCAAGCTCAAAAAATTGCCGCACGATGGTGGCGGCGCCTACTACATCTCCGACTTGTCCGTTCTCATCGCCCCCAACACGGTTCCAGAATATCTGGTGCCCAAGGGCTGGTCGAACCTTGTGGCTCGACGGTTGGGCAAGAAAGGTAGCACGCTGGCGTGTCTGGGCGAGCAGTGGCAAGAGACAATCGAGAACGGCCAGCCACACATTAAAAGAAATCTGAGCGCGCGCATTGGTGTGTCGTCGTCAATGGCGATAGACCTGTCGCATTCGCTGGTCGACAAGCGCGTGCTGACGGGCGAGCTTGGTGACCCTTTTGTCAGTAGCGAGAATAGCTTTATCCACGACAGCTCAGACCCAGAAGATATGTTCCATGTTTTCTCGGCAAGCTGGGGGCAGTATGAGGATGACATCCGCATTCTGGCGTGGGCGTTGGCTGACTTTAATTACAATTGGATTGTCAAAGACCCTGCCCCGAAAACAAAACGTCGCAATCGGTGCGAGCCGCTACGCCTCGCCACGATCGATCACCGGACAATCGAGGTTGACCTACCCAAGCCGCGCGGCAAGGAAATGGGCGACCAACAATACGGTGACGGCATGCCGCGCAAGTGGCACAAGGTGCGCGGTCACTGGCGGCTGTACAAAAAAACTGGTAAACGTGTATGGATAGAAGCGCATGAGCGCGGAAGCAAAAAGCTGGGTGAGGTACACAAAGACTACAAACTGACCGCCGCACATAAATAAACAGCTAGGCTACACCAACCGACGTACCCTGCTTTTGAGTTGTGTCCTCCATGGCACCGCGCCGGTACCGCTAAACGCGGTGCCGGCGCTTGCGAATGAAAGCGCCAGTGCATCGGCTCGGTCAGGGCTGGCGATACCGCGCCGACGCATCTGTTGCTTGCTTTCCATACGAATTTTTCCAACCGAGTTAAAATCATATTGCGGCGCGATCAGCTCGGAGAACAACAGGTCGTCCTTTGGCAGTGAGCAGTCGCGGCGCATCAGCCAATCGCGGATGTTGAACCACAGCTCGACGCGCAGGTTGAGGTAGGTGCCCTTGATCGATGGTGCCTCGCTCACATTGACAGCGCGCACGGGCACGGTGCCTTCCTCATTCAGCTTGTCATACACGCCAATGCCCAGCCCGCCGGCATCGAGGCAGACCTCGACCGGCTGTGCCGAGATCGGCGTGGTGCGAAATTCGTTTGTGATCACGCCGCACAGCTCCATCAGATCAAGCTGTTTAAACGTCTTGACCTCAAACACCGTGTTGCCCTGTCGCTTGCAGATTGCCGAGGCATCGTTGCCCATGCGCGCGATGTCGACGCCCCACACAATCGGCTCGCTGGCCGTAAGCTCGACATCTCTTTCCATTGCGGCGCGCACCAGCTCGGCGGATATGATTGTCTGGTCGTCACTACGCGGCCAGATGCCCTGCACCTCGACGCGGAACACGTTGGATTGCTCGCCATATTGTTCGCCGATTTGCTTATAGACCTTCTGGTCGGTGCCCTCGACATCGCGGGCGTCGATCTGATGTTTATGCCAAAACGCCGCCGCGCTGTGAAAACTTTCGTAAAAGGCGCCGGTGTTTCGTCGCGGGTTGGAGAACGTAAACCAGAACCGGTCAGGCGTCGGCTCCGTAAAAAAGCCCTCACTGACGGTATAGATCGGTTCGGGTATGCCGGAGCTTTCGTCGAATATCAGCATAACGCCCTGCGTCGAGTGTACGCCCGCGAATGCGTCGGGCACTTCCTCAGACCAGAGCTGGGCTTGGCCGTAGTAATACCCGCAATCGATGTTCATGTCGCCCTCGACGGCCTCACGAAACCACGGAGCCGGCTTGATGGTTGTCGCCGTGCGGTCGAACCAGTGGCCGTTGATCGATAGCGTCATCCACTTGCCGATCTCCGGCCACGTCCGCGACCGGAGCTGTTGGTCGGTGTTGGCCGTCACAATCACAGTCGAGCCAAGGCGCGTGGACAGCATCCAATGCACCAGCCAGCCTACTAGCGCCGACTTGCCTATGCCTCGACCACTTGCGACAGCCGTGCGGAGCATTTCAGGATCGAGGCGCCCGCGATTGCGCGCGATATGCGTCGCCATTTCCTCCAGCACCTTCATTTGCCACTTGCGAGGCGACTTGTGATGCTCCAGCGGCGTGCCCTCGACGCCCCACGGGTAAACGTATTGCACGAATGCCAGCGGATTATCACGCAAGGCCGGCGACCACAGGTCGGCCATAAGCTCTTGTTCCTCCGCCGCGCTGTATTTCATCGCCAGTAGGTGTCCTTGCGCTTATCGATCACGACCGGCGTGCATGTTGCAATGTAGCCCGTGTTGTTTGGTTGCTTGACATTGCGCTCGGCGCGCTGGTTTTCGAGCCGCCGCGCAAAATATCGACACCGATCGATGCTTTCCCAATAGCTGGTCGCGCCGACTTGGGCGCCGTTAAGCGTCAGGGTTAAAGAAAAAACAAGCAGGGTTTCCATTTCACAACCTCAAAAAAATTTTGGGCACGTCTTTCTCGTACCCGCACCCGATCTGCGGAGCCACGGGGGGGTCGAGCCGGCGGAGGGCACCAGCAACCCACGCCCCGTGGCGGGCGAGCATGCGTTGGTGACCCGCATCCAGCGCCCCGTGTTACTCTGACAAGGCGCCGTCATCGTCTGACCCGCCAATATCTGCGGTTTCTGCCGCCTTGCCCTCGATTATTTTTGTTTCTGGGTACCGGTTGGGTACCGGTCGCGCACGCGCGGCGTCCATTGCGTCACGGATCGACACCTTGTGTTCGTGCGCGATGTTCGTGCGATCTTGCCATCGCTCGCCATCGCGATTTTTGAGGTAAAATATCTGCGCGGTGACGTTGCCGCCGGTCGCGCTTTCGAGCAATGCGTCGGTGACCATTGCTATGCCCCGCACTTTTCCTCTTTTTATAATGTCATCAAATTCCGCAGAACGCTTTCGATTGCGGTCGATGGTCGACCATGAAACGCCCAGCGCACGGGCGATTTGCGTCGATCCCAAACCTCGCGCGGCCAATCGCTCAACCTCCGCATAATCAATGTCAATGCGTTTTCTGCCGACCTTTTTTGGCGTTTTTTTATCTTGTTTTGCCACTTTATCGTCCGTTTTCGTTGTCATGTCAGCTCCAGTTTATACCGTATCGACCAGCAATTGAAGGCCAACCAGTGTGATATATCGCGCCTTGTTTTTATGTTCGGGCTTGCCCACGTTGCGGATCATATGCTCTTGCCAAGTGTTCGGGTCACGCGCGCCCATGCCGCTGGCGAACACCCAGATAACATTCTTTTGAAGAAGCTGTTTAAACGCTCTGTGCGCGGCTGACCGATGCACCCCGACCATCTCGGACACGCCACGTTGTGTAAGCCGCGAGCAACCCTCTGCCGTGTTGAACGTGTCGCAGAGCGCCCACAACACCAGCTTCTCCGTCGGCGTGAGCGCGGTGTCGCGCAGACGTATCTTGTACAGCTTCCAGACCGCATTCTTACGCGCCCTCGCGTCGATAGATTGCCAGCTCGACCGGTCGATCAGGCCGTGGTTCTCCATTGGCTGGCCGTCGACAAACCAGAGCCTGTCCTCAC